GGAGCAATTAAATCATTCTCTGCAACAGCTTCTTCATCTAAAGACTGTTGTCCAGCGTTCATCATTTTCTGTGTTTCCATCTGTTCGGCAACTCTGATATTAGGTTGAACAAGATTGAATTTTTCAATATCAAGTAGTTCCTCAATTACCTGTGCTACCTTAATACCTGAGATATGTACATTAACTGCCGGATCTTGACCAATAGCTGAATTCATTAAGTTCAATAAGTTCTGAAACTGATTTGCCTTGGCGGCAAAATGCCTTGCACCAACCGGTCTAATTTTTCCTCTGGCTGCAAGGTCTTCAGGTGTGATAGTTTCAAATAAAGCAGCACCAAATTCATCATCAACCACACGGACAACATCACTGATCTCCATATTTCTACGAGCCAATTCAAGCATATCATTAAGTAGAGGTTCAAGGAAGTTACGTTCAAAGTATGCTACCTTATTGTGGAATACACGGGAAGCTGCGTTATCTAGAGTCTGTACTTCAAAGGCTGTCTTCTCTCCCGGTGTACGAATACCCATAGCCTGACGAGGTGCGCCGGCCATCTCCTCCATCTTATTCTCAAGTACCTGAATCTGCATATCAGCATTAAGGGCAGTACCATCCGGTCTGATCATATCTACATCGCCGTCTTCACCTACAAAGACTTTCTCACCGGGACCATAATTGAAGTCTTCTACAAAGCCTTTGACCTTCATAACTGGATGTGCAATTAGATCGAATACATCGGCTTTAAGATTCTCAAGATGATCAATACGATATTGCATACCTACAAGATTGTCTAGTGGACCCATCGCATAAAGATTATCAGGCCGTAACCTCCAACCAGCATGACGGATGGAATTACCACGCCAAGAAGGATTAGGAATATTACGAATAACCCTCTGTCTATCCACAATCGTAATGATTCTGTTTTTGAGTAACCCCTCTTTTTCAACATCATAGATATCTCCATGGAGTTCAATAATCTCCACATATCCTGAGTTGTAGTAATCAATGATATTACCAAAACCATCAATCTGATAACCTTCAGATTTATGGAAGTCAGTTACTGACATACCTTGAAAGTTCTTACGAGTATTAACTATACCATCAAAGACTTTTTGTAGATAACCCCATTCAGGATGATCTTGTATATCAGCGGCAAGTTCCCCTAAAGATTTCATGGTACGAATAAGTTTAGGGGAGTACTCAATAGATTGTGCCGTAGGATTAATTAAAATATCGTAAGGGCTAATACGTACAGACTTGGGGCCTACGTAACCCGGTATTACTTCTCCCGTTTCCTCATCTGTACGAGTTTCATTAACGTACTCACTAGTGCCAAATACATTACCATAATCTATATAATCATATACCATACTGCTTACAGTATTAATAAAATTACTTGTACGTAATTTATTCATCATATAGGCAGAGATAACTTTACGCTTTTCCTCGGCTTCAGCATCTTCATCATCACCTTCCCACAATAACCATTCATCATTGGGAAATAGTGCAGCCATATAGTTTGCATGAAGATTGTCCCGTAACTGGGCAAGCTTAGGAGTTGTAGTAGAATTTTTCCAAGGTAGAGTAGAGTTAGTTGTTTTAGAAGTATCAGTAGCAAAAAGGTAATTACGTAGTTCCTTTTTTTCTTCTACCCAGCTACGACGGTACTTCTCATAATCTAGAAAACGATTAGAAACAGCTACAGCTAAAGCGTCAGGTGTGCCTATAAACTCTGAGAAGTCTTGTGTACGACCAGCCATTTTACATTCTTACCTTAAATTGTTGCACTAGGTGTATCGACACTCATATTATCTACATCATTAGGATTATCATCTTGTTCATTCTGAGTACCCGACTTAATATTGAGAGCATCTATAACATCTTGACTAAACCCAAGTGTCTTCTCCTGTTGTCTTTGTTTTTCTGATCTAACTACTTCTGGAACTAGTACAGCACGTTTAACAGGTACAGCACGTTTACGAGCTTGCCTTCGTTGAAATGGAGTTTTACCAGATTCATCACGATTGATATCCCTTAGAGGACCAGTCTGTGTCCCTAGAAGAGAATTAATACTCGCTGCACTACTCTTAAGAAGACTACTACTAGCCATTTGTGCATCTTTACCAAGTAGACCTATTTCTGATGCCCACATTCCTAGAGATAAACCCCCTCCAATCGCTGTTATCCATTCACCTAAAGAGTTTACCTTACCTACGTCAGGCTCTTCAGGAATATCATCTGGTTGATACGGAAGTTTACGTTTACCAGTTAAATTAGGTTGGACAGAAGCTAGCTTTGTTTCTGCTCCCGTTACTACAGTAGTTGGTATCTCTCTAGGAACTACAAATCTATTAGTACTCTGTGGTCCTACTTCTTCTTCTTTATATGTACGACTAGGCATACGCTACTCCTCCAAACCTATTTGAATAGACAACATTATTTTTAGCTGCCTGTGAGTGTGCCGCTGATCTACTAGGTACTATAGCAATTTCAATTGCACATGCAAGGGCATCCTTAACATCATCGTGAGGCGGATGCTCTTGCATTAGTTCATCTTCAAGTATCTGACAATTACCTCCTTGGTAATGCCAAATACTTAAGTTATCATAACGTGGTTCTAGTATAGCTCTTATACGCTCTTCCTTAGAACCGGTATGCCTAGTTGGACTATGCTCATCAATACTGAGAGATAAACCATTAGGTCTAATATAGCTTGACTTTAACTCTTGCACAATAGCTTTCTGTGCTGCCGTTACTTCTGCTCTGAGTTTTCTGAAGTCCCATTTAACATGCATTCGTAGAATCGAATCGTAGTAGTCTCTAATACGATCTGTCTTAAAACGTTCGATATCCAAGACATAATAGTTTCCATAGCTATCTACTCCAATTACTACAATTGCTGAACTGTCAGCTTTTTTATTAAGTGAGAATGCAAAGTCAATAGCTGCATAAACATTAATTCTGTTACCTTTAAAAAACCAGTGACCCATATTACGGGTAAGATAAATCTTATCGTAGTATTGGAACTTATCTATTGAGATACCTAGACCATCTGGGTTATTAGGATTATTATAGTACTGAGCAAAGAACTGTGTCTTGTCTAAGTACTTGCCACGCTTCTGAGCTAGAATCTTTCTATCGAACCCAAACCATTTACCATCATCTCGTCTTTGCCTAGGCCAACAGAACTCTCCCGTTCCATCTCCTCTATCTTCTACTTGCTTCTCAAACTTCTCATAGATTGGTTCATAATCAAATACATTACCTACATCATCATATAGGTCTTCTTGCATTTCTGTTAGATCATTATATAAATCTCTAGCATGGTACCTAGTACCTACTACCCATTCTTGTGCATCCGCTCCTTCAATAGAACTTAAGAGGGAATATTGGGATTTGACTTTGTTTCTTCCTTCTTGAGTATATGCGTTTTCATATACGACCACATCGTCCATAACAGCCACGTCACAATGAAGACCAGTGATACTAGTGGTAAGACCAGCAGTGAACACAGAAGGGTCACGGACTCCTTCCATTTTCCTGAGAGAATGGTCCAATGATATCTCAGCATTCGTCCACTTTTCTCTTTTACCTTCTTCAGGGATAACATGTTCAGGCCAATACCTCCGGTAGATTTTTGAAGTGAATATATCTTTTATAAACTTAAGTTGTTTCTCTGCTAAGTTAGCTGTACTAGAAATATAAAGAACCCGGTGATCTGGATGTCTAGTTAGATACCATGCTACTCTATAAGCTATTAACCGTGACTTCTGATGATCACGAGGCAGTAAAGTAAGCTGAAACTGTTTAGCTTCTTGTCTAGTCCACCATCTACAAAGCTCTATGTGTACTGCACCTAGGACAGTTTGTGGAGCTATTAGGCGTATAAACGCTACTAAATCAGCTTCAGCTACTTCACGTATATCATCATTAGTTAAGGTCAAGTTAAGCCTTACGTTTTTTATTTATATCTGAGATAGTACTTTTCTTAATTAACTTAGAAGCAGTAAGAGCTTTCTGACGAACAGCTTTAATTGCATTAGATTGTCTTTTAGCTTTATGCTTCCTAGCGCTAACTTGACTTGCCTTACTAATTTTTATAGCCACTCTTTGTCTCTCCTACTTTTTCTTTTTCTTTTTCTTTTGTTTAGTCTTTTTACTTTTATCTGTCTTACCATACTTCTTTTTATCTATCTTACCTTTAGCATCACCCGCCATTCTCTCCTCCTTTAATTACTCGTAGGCCTATACGTTGTGCATCTTCAGAGAACTCAGAATCTAGTTTAGCAGCTATCTTACGTTCACGTTCTACTTCTTCTTTAGTTGGCCTACCACGCTTTGAAGCTGTTCCTTTCCAGTTTGCATTGGCTAGATACTTAGCTGCATTAAACTTAGACTTACCACTCTTAGCTTCGGCAATTACACCTTTGATACCATCACTACGTAATTTAACTTCTAATTCAATTGGCCAATCTTCAACAAATGGTTGGATGACTTTGGCATTCTTAATCTTTACCCACTGTTTCCAAGAACCAAATGCTTGCATAGCGAACTCGTACTCGGTAGGATCACCAATCTCAAGGTATAGCTTCTTGAGACTAGGTAGCTTACCTTGGGCATCTTCATCTTGTAAAGTCCATAAGGGATCTTGTTCACTAATGTAGAATTCTCGAAAGAGAGATTGAGTTCTAGGACGATTCATCTTATCTTTAAGATGTTTTTTATGTTCAGGATATCGCAAGGTCATTGGTCATTTTCCTCGTGTAAAAGCTTTAATAGTTAAGTTTTAATATGATTTCACCTACTATTATACCATGAATAAGGGCGAAAGTCAATAGGAGCCGAATAAAATTACGAACAGAAAAAAAGGTACTAAGTAGTACTACTCTGTGTTAAAGTTAAGAGTAAAGAGGGTAAAGTTAAAGTTTATATAAGTTATATTAAAGATGGAGTAGTACATATAGACTCTAAGAACTATTTAATAATAATGTTATACTATAATAGCCGAATTAATTTAATTTGTCAAGTATGTTTATGCATAGGCCGAATCTAGGTAGACAATGAAAGGCTATGCTACATTTCTGTGAGATATTGTGACAGTGAGAGAAGAAGCTAGTGAAGCACCCCTACCCCCCTTCTCTCTCCACCCTAGTTGCGAATGATTCTCATTCTCGATTGCCTGCGAATGATTCTCATTGTCACCCTAGCTGCGAATGATTCTCATTTGCAAACCCAATTGCGAATGCGTCTCAATTGCAAACCCAACTGCGAATGATTATCATTCACATCTAAGTTGCGAATGAGTTTCAATTGCAACACAGATGCGAATGCTTCTCATTAGCATAAGCTATTGATAATGATTATCATTCACATCTAAGTTGCGAATGAGTTTCAATCCAGTTATGGCCTATTTATGACCTTTGCAAGTGGTCAAATATTGTGCAAATAATGCCCAAAATATAGGCGCTGAAACCCGCAGAAAACCTAGACTTATTGCACCGCACCTAAAAATATGCCTTAAAACTGTGCAGAATTAATTATACCCTACATTTGTTCTCTTGCTAATGATAATCATTCTCAATGTAAGTCATTGATATCATTGAATAAACCATAATTGGCACACTAATTGCGATGCTCTTGTTATGTACACCTATGACCATATTGCACCGCAACATAATGTTGCACCGCAACAAAGCCGCTTACCA